ACTTATTGCTGTGCCTTGCAGTGGCACTATATGATCTACATGTCTTTTAATTCCATCTTGCAATTCTAAGGTTTTAGCTTCTTTATATTTATTTTCTATCTCTTCTAAGTGTATATTAGTGAGCCACTTTGGGGTAGCATTTAGTTTAGAGGCTCTTCTTTTAGCAGATGCTTTGTTTCTCTTAATTATATACAAAGTTGGATTGTTTTTGGCCCACTTTTTATTTTTATCAGACAAAGCAACCTTACATCTAAAATAACCACCATTCATAGATTGTTTGTTCTTTTCCCAATACCAGTGCTTATTGGTGTTACCATCATTTGGCAAACAAAACACCTCATTGCAGTGACCACAATGACCATTATTTTTAACTACTTTCTGGACACCATTCTTACATTGAACACATAGTGGGCCTGTTATACACCCAGCTCTTCTCCATTTAGTTAAATATCCCCTATCACATTTACATTTGTCACAATAAAATTTATATTTTTTATTACGTTTATGTATAATGTAGTCATTTAAATCTATCATTTACACATTATACTTAAGCAGCTTGGATTTACTGTATATCTGGATCAATTCCTGAGCGATACGTATCAATTGTTGCATAGAAATATTTTGGGTATCTTATTAAAAAGTTAATGAATACACCTACAGATTTAAGTTCTTGCATTAAATCTTGTAATACTTCTCTTGCTGCCGCTGGGTCGGTTATATAAGGTGAGTGTTCTGATCCAAAACCATCAAATTGTATACCACCTCTTCTACGTATCATTGTAACACTGGATCCAACATCATGTTTATTTTTAAAGACATAAGATGGATCTAGCGCTAAAGATGTGTCATTTGGCTTGTAGAAGTAACGAACTGGACCTTCTTGACGATTTGTACCAAAGTCAAATATAAGTTGCCCTTGCTCATCTGGTATATCATTTGTTGTAACTTGTATATTTCGCTGAGTTGTTCCTGCTTTAATATTAGAGGTCAAGTTGGCTGTAAGGGAGGATAGGACAAAGTCTGCATCCACATTCCACAAATAAGGCCCCTTTTTTCTATCATCTAGTTGAGCTGTAGTTAATATAACTGTACCTGCATCTAAAGCAGTACCTATATTCTCTATTCTAACTGTTCCACCTGTTGATTCTTTAGATCCAAATGGTCCACCAAATGATGAACATTCAAAAGATGTTGTATCTATAATATTTGTAATTAACCAAGAGCCATTAGTATCAGATCCAGAACCTAACCCCTGAACAGCATCTTCAATTATAGCATAGTTGCCAACTTCAAACCCGTGAGCAGAATCAGTAACTACAGTTAAGATGTTTGAAGCATCTCTATTAGCAGTAATTAAATTAGATACATTGGTACCTGCTCCAATTGGCAAGTTAGGAGTTATTCCTTGTAGTTCATTGCCAACCCTTGTAGTATATTCATAAGATGGCATACTACTCTCTAATTGGCTATTGAATCTATGAATATCTGTATAATTATCATTTGGAAAATAAGTTTGTATCTCACTTACTGGTATAAATAAGAACTTTCCACCTGTTTCGGGGAATTCTTCAAATGAATTAATTTGCATTGTTGTTTCGTCTATTATATTTAATACAGTTGAGTCAATACCATTAATATGAGCAGCACCTTTTCTATTACGCTTAACAACTGGTGGTGAAGGTGGCATTTCTACTATAATTTCTCCAGCTCTAACTTCCCATATTACAGCTCTTCTATCTTTTAGAAATACTTTAGCTTTAAATGGTGTCATGAATTTTACATCATCTATTGTAGATTGTGTAAATGTTTCTGGGGTTGCAAATAAATTTTTATAAGTAATTGTATCATTAGATGCATCAACCTCATCTAATATAAATGATCCATCGTTTCCAGATCTTGTTATAATGACAATATCTCCAACTTGTAGCTTATCTATACCTGGCGAATTACCAACACCTGTAAATTGCATAGTAGCAGTGTCGCCTACTTTAGATACAGTCCATTGTGAATTACCACCTTGACCAGCTTGATCATTGTAGCCTTCAAATTGAAGTCCAATATTAGCTTTACCACCAGTTATTTCTATAGATCCCTTGGATCCAATTGTTTTAATGAATATTCTTATATATATTTTCTTCGCAACACTATCCTCAAAGGTAATAGCATATGAATTAGCTGCTTGTCTATTTATTGTTGCTGCCACTTCATCTGCGGTTGCAGCTGTTATATCAGTAAAATCTTGAGCTCTAAATTCTATACGCTCTGTATTAAAATCATCTATGTTATATTCTAATTCCCAACCATCTGTTAAATTGAAAGGGCTCGATGCTGTTGAAGCTATAAAGGCTGTAGTTGATTCCTTAAAGAAGAATAAATCTAATAATTTATCTAATACAAGCTTTACTTGCTTAGGGTTATATGACATGACAGGAATAAATTCTCTGAAAGTAGCATCATCCATACCTATGAATCTAGGTCTTTGTACTAAATTAGCAGTACCTAGTCTATCTATATATGGTCTAGATGCTGTTTTTATAAAAAATTGTTGTTTAACTGATTCAATGAGATCAAGGGTTGCCTGATCTTGATCACCAACTGCCTCTATTAGGGCTTTCCAATTTACATTACCACGTGTATTAAATACAGCAGGCATCTGATCATGTATACTATCTACTCTTCCCTTCTTATCAGTCATATTTCTTCCTATGCAACAGAGATGTCACTATTTTCCACAAAAGCTTTTTCACCACTTGATATGGGTACTCTTTCAGATGATGGATCTGGTGTTATGAAGGTTACAGCTGCAACCCCATCAATGTTTTTAACTCTAACGATAATGTCAGATAATATAACATCTTCACCAACACCTAAATCATAGATGTAGTTTATGATAACAGAAGTTATTTCATCGCTTATTTCACTTAAGTTTACACCATCTTGAGTTGTTACATCTATAGATATTGTTACTCTTTTAGGTAGAGGTGGTAAGACTTCAATTAAGCTACCAATACCTTTTCTACCTGCAAAATTAACTGGATCTGGTTCAAACCCATCTATTATTCGTTGTACCTTTCTAAGTAGTCCAGTGTAGTAAGAATAACCATCCACACCTGTAACTATATTATCATCATAACCTATTTTACCTATCGCTGCGATTGAGGATGAGTTGGTTTGATTCCACTTATAACTTCTATTACCTGGAGTTAAATATATGATTCTTCTATCATTATTGAAAGAATCAATTACAACGTTGTGTATTTTTTTAATTGTGCTAAATTTATTAGCATCAGCTTCTATGATTGCAAACTTAGTACTACTAATACCTTGACTTACATCACTTTGAGCAATACCAGAAGCATTATTGACTCTTAAAAAGATCTTACCATCTGTGGCGTTAGTCCCAATCGCATCAATTAAAAAAGTACCAGAGTTCGTTATGGAAAACCAAGATGAATTAGTATTCTCAGTTATAAAGATACTATCACCGATTGTAACTGTATCTCCCTCAAATATCCTTATATCTCTTGTATCTAATAACGAAATCCCTGTACCTATATTATCATTTTGATCTAATGCATGACCAACTATGGTAGCAGATACACCAGCATAATTACTAGCTAGGGTAACTATAGTTGCAGTATCAGCTAACCCAGTATCGAAGCTAGATATTTGAACATATAATGTATCATCATCTGTTATTTTCTTAACCCAATCTCCAACACTTAAGTTAGAAAATGTACCAGCTATACCAGATATTAAATTAACATTAGTATTCCAATTTGTTGGTAATTCAAAGTTGTTAAAAGATACAAAGGTATCTAACTCTTCTGTAGCATTTGAATTCTTATATATAATTGAATCTTCATCTACAGCTAAAATTCTATAAGAGCCATTATTTATTGTTTCAAATGATTCTCCGCTGATAGTTAGTATATCATCCACCGCTGCTCCCAAACTCTTAAATAAAGGAGAGTCTCCAGATGCTCTTACTAATCTAAATAAATCACTATAACCAAGAGATTCAATTTTATATTTAGTTGTAGTAGTACCATCTTTAAACAATGCTCCCGCTGGAGTAATTATTATATCCGCATTTGTAGATGCATATGTGAATTGATTAAAGTTTACTATTGATAAAACAATCCCCGTATCTGGTGTTAATGCTGTGGGGATATCAATACCAGTAAATGTATCACCAACATTTAATCCATGTGGACCGAGAGTTGTCGCTGTTGCTATGTTACTCGAAATAGCAACAGTTGATATTGTTACTTCAGATGAGTGGTTTAATCTCCACTCAATTATCGGAGTTGAACTTATTAATATAGTACTATTATCACCTATTAATGTAGATGTCATAGCTTTACCAATTGGATTAGCAACGTCAAAATAAGAACTAGCACTATCAACTTTTATTATAGGATATCCTGCTACCTTATCATCTCCATATTCAAAAGATAAATTAGTATTATCCCAACCACTTAAATCACCAAAGGCATTTACTAAATCTCCTTCTGATACAGTGGATAAACTCGCCGCAGCTGTTTGTGAGGCATTAAAGTCTGTAGCAATACCAAAAACCAATAATTGAGATAATAATTTTGATGTTATTTGATTTGGGGTATCTGTACTTAATATATCAATTTGAACCTGATTGGTTGCAGATAAATATGAAGCTCCAGTTGGAGGTGTATTAGCACTGTCTATATCCATATAAACTGCATAATCTACGCCAATGGAACTTTCAAATGTTATGTAATCCCCCTGAACAGGTTGACCACTCATAAAGATATTAAAGGTTAATGATGTAGATACGGAACCTGCATCTGTTATGTCTATAGACATATTAGTTGCTCCACCTAAGGTTCCATCTTCACTTTGTAACTTTGGGCTATTTATAACTGCACCAGTTAATATATCACTAATTATAGCATATGAACCAGAATCATTATGTGTCCATCTCCATACTAATCCAGCAGTGGGATATGAGATAGCATCTATACTGTTAGCATCTACAATATCAAATTTAACATACTGATTAAAGTTAGTCTGTTTGTTTCCATATCTATATTCAAAGGTTTCGTCATTAATTTTAACAACATCCATTGTATCTGTACTTACTTGTCTATTTAACCTTTCTACCCCAAACTCATTTTCCAATATAACATGTTGGCCAGGAGATAGAGCGTTAGGTGATGCTGGTATTTGAACTTCAAGATAATTTACACCATTTGAAGTGTTTATTTGTGAATCACCGATAACTTTAAATTCTGCAGTATTTGCCCTACCACCGATAACTTCTATAGCACCTTCTGATCCAAGTAATTCTGATTTTAGTTGTATTTTTTTATTATCACTAGTAATAGCGACATCAGCAACTATATCTAACTGTGATAATGCTCTATGTAACATGTGATGTTTAGTATTAGTTAATGTAGTTGGAACTAGTTTGAAATATTCACCAAATGTTCCATCTAAATTAGGGACAGTATCCATTATATATATAGGTGAAATACCACTAAGAACCAATCCTACCTTTAGTTGAAAATTAGGGTTTGCATTTTGAAATGTTAATATCCAACTCTTAGAATCAAATAAGGATATTGATTGATTGTTTCCACTTAATGGATCAGGATCATGGTTATATGCTAGTTCATTTATAGCTACAGCATTCTCTTCTCTAGTTGCTCTTATGAAATCTCCAACAGTATGCTCTGTGGCTTCTAATACTTCGGTAGAGTTAATAACAGCCGCTATTATTGATGTTGATGTGTCTGTTATAGGGAAGGATGTAAATTCACTTATTATATTTAATTGTTCAAATGTATCAAATATACCAGCTGTTATAATGTTAAAAGTAAAGTTTGGTGTAGGTGTTCCATTACTACCACTGTTAGCAATTCCATTATCTGTATTTGTTATAGTTACTATATTTAAAGTACCACCACCATTAACAGCAGTATTGAAAGCAATATCATTTAATATAGTAGCCGCAGTTAGTGTTGCTATTTGGACACTGCTATCACCACCATTAGGATTTATTTCCCATGATCTGGTTGTTATTCCAATATCCGGCTCTATAGTTCCTGAATCATCAGAGTCATACCAAAACTTTATAGTATCACCATTTGGTGCTTCTAATATAAAATAAGTACCATCTAAGGTTGCAGCAGCAGCACCAGCTAAATCAACAGAGTGAACTTGTGGAGAACCAACGATTGTAGCAACTCCATTTTCATTATATATGTCAATTGTTCTATTTGTATCATTCTTCGCATTAACTCTATATGACCCAAGATTAGCAGTAGAAAACCCCGATGTTGGGCCTATACTTATAACATCACCAACATTGATATTGGTTGTTATTGCAGTCGCAGGAAAAGTTAGTCTAAAATTATAACCACCTAAGTCAGTTAAGGTAAATAAATCACCTGCAGTAGTCCCTAATGCGGCAGGTAAATCAGAACCAAATGTATATGTAACTAATGTTTCATCTGGTGTATTTGTATGGCTTATTGTTAAGTCTTTATTAGCTACAACTGGATATTCTATATTAAATTTAACCTTATCACCTATTGGACCATACTCTTTAGATCTTATTATGAGTGCAGCAGAATTTGCGTTATACCAATTTCTAGCTCTAAACCATACAGAGTAATCATCAAAGTTTGTACTAGATTGAGATTCTAATGTTCCCCACACATCTAGTGTTCCAAAGTCAATACCATCTTCATTATCGGTATCATCAGCAGAT